CTTGACCTGAAGCTTGTGCCTGAGCAGCCCCTATCTGACCCTCAGCTTGAGCTTGTGCAGCCTGTACCTGTGCCTGTGCCTGAGCTTCAGATACAATTCTTTGTGCAGTTGCCTGTATATTGGCAGTATTTTCTTGGGAGATTGATTGAATTTGAGCTACTTGCTGTTGAGATAATCCTGTGGAATCTGATATTTGTTTTTGCCATTCACCCTGAATCCTAGCAACAGCTTCTTGGCTAAGACCTGTAGCTTCTGCTGCTGCAACTACATTTAATGAATTAGCTAAAGCTACTGTTTCTTGAGATATCCTGTTATCGTCTGCGATTGCTATTTGAGCTTCAGCATTTATTTGAGCTATTTGAGCTTCAGTTGAATTGGCACTTTCAGCAATCTGAATATTAGCTGTCCTATCTTCTAATGCTATAGCTTCTTGTGCTTTTCTATTTTCTAATGCTATAGCTTGTTGAGCAGAAGCTTGTGCATCTGCTATATATCTTTCATCTAATCCAGTTAATCTAGCAATTTCCTGTTGCATTTGCTGTTCAATACTAGCAATACTAATACCAGCTTGTGTTTCTGCATAACCTACTCCAGCTTGTATATCTGCAACTTCTCTAGCACTAATATTATTTCTTTCAGCTACAGCAACTTGAGCCCTTGAATACATATCAGCAACTTCTTGTTCAGTTGTTTGAGTAATTCTTGCTAATTGTAGTTCAAATTCTTCTCTTTGGGTTGCCCTTTTATTAGTTTCTTGATTGATAAATCTTTGTGTATATTGACTTTGATAAGTTGCCCAATTACTAGCTCTTTCTTGTGCATCTGCTGCATATTTTGTAGCTTCTGCTTGTGTTTCTGCTGTAGATTTTAAAGCATCAGCCTCTATTTCAGCTCTACCAGTTTCCTTTTCAAGACGCATCCATTCTCTTTCCCACTCTGCTTGTCTTTCTTCGATAAGTCTTTGTCTCTCTCTATCATAATTAGCAAGAGCCGAACTTTCAGCTAAACCTGCTTCATATCTTTCTTGTAATGCTGAAAATTGAGGTGCAAAATTTCTATTACCAGCTTGATCCACATAAAACTTTGCCAAACCTGAAGGAGGAGCAGGAGGAGGAGTATTTTTAGGTCCTGACAGCCATAAACTAAATTGTCTTTCATAGATATCTAGCAGTTCTCTTTCTGAATCGTCATATGATAAATCTCCGCCATAAATTAGTTCTTCAGGATTCTGAAAAGGCTTTTGATCTCCACTTCCTTCAGAAATAACATTTCCACTAGCGTCTAAAATTTTTCCTCCGCCAAAAACACCTGTTTGATTTTCAAGAGGAGGAGCTCCACCTGTCGCCAAGAGGTTATAATATTCATCTAAATCAGCTTGTTCTGCAGGAGACAAAGCAGTTATACCACCTTTTTGAGCTCTCCAATGTAATTCAGATTCATAACTATCTGGACCACCAGTACCATACCTACTAGCAACTTCTAGAAATGTTTGATTTCTATTTTGAGCAAAATTTTCTATTATATTAGGGTCGCTTAACCATTGATCAAGTTCTCCCATTCCCAGAGCATCTAAAAATTCCTGTTCATTAAGATATTTGTCTTTAAAAAATTCTCCACTACTTAAAGCATTAAATTCAGAAGGAAATGTTCGAGCTAATGTTCTTCCTAATTTTATTCTTTCATTTTCATTAGCTCTATAATAATCTATAATATCTTTTTCTTTAGGGCTAAAACTAGGAAAAGCTGTTGCACCTGCAGTAGATGTGTCTTCAATGCTAGTAATTAATGGAGTCTCAGGTGGTGGTGATGTACCAGCTACTCCTCCAGTTTCAAAAGTCATAGGAGTTGGAATAAAAGGTGAAAGTCCTGCACCCCCAGGATCTTCTCCTCCAACACCACCATATGGGTCATAGTCCGCAGGACTATTATTAGTAATAGGATTAGTTATTATTGGTCTATTACGTGCAGATTGAAATTCCTGAGCTTGTTCTGCGTCAGAAATCATCCTTTGTTCTTCTTCGCTATAATACGCCATTACATCATACCCCTAAAAGGATTATCCAAATTCATTGGAACAGGTTTCCTTACTCTAGTTTCTTTTTCTTTTACTTCTGGTATGTCCAAATCTTTATACCTATTATCTACTGCTTTAAATGCTAGGGTAGCATAATCTAGGAATTTACTAAATCCTATATCTACACTATTACCTTTAGATTTTGCCATTAGTAGTTACCTCCTCCAGGAGCCATATCTGCACCTACTGTTCTTCTAGGTCCACTTCTAGGTCCTGCTACTTGTCTACCTACTTGATTCATTTCTTCCAAACTACCAGGCATTACTGGTCTAGGTACTTGCCCTCCACCACCTGCAGCAGCTTGATTACCAGCTCCAAAGTTACCTGGATTAGTTAATTGTGTTCCACCTTGTGTATTTAATATATTAGCAGCAATTTGCTGTGCATTAGTATCGGTAGCACCTGTTGCTGCTTGTATAGCTTGAGATAGTTGAGGTAGTTTTTCTGCTGCTATCTGAGCAAATAATGCTTTAACTTCTGGCATTTCAAAGAAATCTTCAGCTAATCTATTACCTATAACTTCTAGTGGATTAGATACTCCAGCACTTCTTAATGCTGTACCCCAATCTACGAAACCAGTTCTCCAAGTATCTCTCCAAAGACCTAGTTTTCTTTCTTGTTCTTCAGGGCTTGTGCTATTTAATCTAACTATACTTACATGATGACCACGAATATCATTAGGTTTTAACTTGGCATCTAGGTTACCTGATTCAGTTTTACCGAATACAGTAACTTCATCCATAATTACATCTTCAACTATTCTAAGTAGTATTTCATTGGCTTCTTGCATACCTCTTTCAGTTGCATTTGCTACAGCACTAAAGTTCAAACTAGCTATACCTGCTAGTACAGCAGTATGATATCCACTAGCTGCTCCAATCGGTCTTTCTCCTCTAGTTACACTAGGTACTGTATTAGCTTCTATAGCACCCTTAATAGTTTGCATAGCTATTAATATACTTTGAGGAGCTTCTGCAACTGGGTCTGGAGCTATTTCAACATTAGGTGGCACATAGTTTCTAGCACCTGGTTCTTGTGAATACTCAGACATAACTTCCTCTGTAAGACCTCTAGGTCCTTTAAAGGAAATATTAGACCAAGCATTTCTACCAACTATATCTAAATATTGAGATGCTAACCTAGATTCTGCTCTAAGCATACCAAAGTTACCATGACCTATACCTCTATATAGATGTTCTGGCTTTCTGCCTATAGTTTTAACTCCTGTTTGAGGATAATACTGAACAAAAGGTATTTTTCCGTAGTTATGCAGTCTAGGTTGCATAGCCCACTTATCATCAGCTACATAACCTACATGAGTAGATGTCCATACTTCTAGGAACTCTACAGTACCACTTACCTTTCCTTCATATTCTGGAAAATGTGCTTTTACCCAAGAAGCATCCATCTCACAAAACTTAATAATCCATCTAGGGTTACTTGATGCTATATCCCACACACACTCTTGAGGATTAATAACTTCAGCAATTATTGGGAAATTAAATTTTCTATCATTGATAATTTGCTGGATTTTCTCCTTATATTCGGCATCTGACTCACCATCTGCTTGATCTGGGAAATCACTCCACATATGCCCAGCAAACTCATATTTTGCCCATGCAACACCATATAGTCCTTGATGTTTTACTATCTCTCTTTGAACAGGAGTATTCTGCTGAATCATATGATGTGCACCCTGTAAAAACTTTTCTATAAGTTCGGCTCTTGCTTGAGCTCTAGGTCCTGGAGGGGGAACATCTATATCTATATACTTTGGACTAGCATGAGCTACTAATGTTTCTACAATAGAATGGAAAGTACCTAGTTTTACCTGGTTTCCACCTTCTGGTACTGAAAAATCAAAATCACCTAGATAAAAACTATCGGCTTCTTCGCAATTTCTATAAAAGTTACGAAATGTTGCCATAGAACCTTCTTGAGACATTTGTGCTCTAATCCATTGTAAAGTAAGTTCTGGCTCATCTTCTGGGTATGCAGATAATAAATTTGCAGTCTGTTCTGCAGCACTTTCTATTTCAGCATGACTCATTGCCATTTGATATTCTCCTCAAGTGTTAATGGAACTCCATTTAATACTAAATCTGGATTTGTATTTTGAAGTTCTTCTATTTGCTTTTTTCTTCGTTCTCTTTTTATCCTTTGGATAATCTTAGAAGTATTTGATGTGCTACCTAAAGGTTCTACGGTTCTAATACTAGGTATTACATGCTTTTGGTTTTCATCTAACATAGCTGGATCACAAGCCATTAATGCTAAACATTCAGCATCTACCCAGTCATCATGAGCACTATCAGGATGTGAAAACTGATAACCCATACCAGACTGCTTTACCTCTATCGCTTCCATCTGACTCCTTAGTTTATCCCAAGATGTCGGAAATTGCACAGTACCATTTTGCAGAGCTATAGCATAGTTAAGAAATAGTTGATATTTTGACTGAGGAGTAAACTTAAATGCTACTACTGGAACATTCATAGCTAATAGTTCGTCATAGATTACATCACCACCCATACCTGAACTATCTATTCTAACTTCCTGAACTCTCCAGTCTTGACACTCTTTAGCTATACTTTCTCTCTGTAGAACCCAGTCAGTTTTAAGCATTTCCATAGCATAAACTGATTCTCTAGTAATTCTATCTTTAATAACTAATACAGTAGGGTCAACTTGTTTACCTAAGTCTAAACCAGCTACATATTGCCTTTCTCCATTAGGTCTTAATTGTTCTTTACCAGTACTAGCTTCATGTATTTTGCTAAAGAATCCACCAGCTCCTTCTGGTTGATCAGCCATATAATGCCTTCTCCAAATAGCTTCAGTAGTTAGTTCTTTCTCTTTTTCTATATCCTCTAGTTGTTCTTTATTAAGATAATGATTATCAAATGTAGTTGCTCTTATAGCTACAGCACTTTTACTAGGTTCATTTTCAGCATTACGAAATCTTCTTGAAAACCAATGAGACCTAGATATAGGGGGTATACCTTCTATACAAGCTCTACCTAATCTACCAGGAGAGTTAAGAGTAGGTCTTACCTTGTTCCATGCAGCTTCTTTGAT